CTTCTTTATACTTACCTTTATTAAGTAATCTAATTGTTGTAGGACTTCCTTTAGCTGTTAAACTACCTCTAAACCAAGACCCTAGAATATTCTTTCTTACGTCAAGAGGCATTTTACTAAAACCAGTTATAGCTTCTTTTACTTTAGGAAGTCTTTTATTAATGTCTTGTTCAAGATAATTATCTGCTTGTGCATCAGTTATAGTCATACCTTCTTTAACATCTTCACCATAATGTCCATAACCTATAGTAAAATACTTTTCTGTTTTTATTGGTTTATAAGCAGTTAATTTCTTACCTTCATGTCCTTTAATAAAACCTGTATAAGTAGCCATATCATCATTTAAAGGTTCTAAATCACTAAAAATACCCATAGAATTATTTAGCTCCCAACATTTTATCAAGAAACTCATTAGCATCTTCATCTTTTAATTTGTCGTTACCCTGTACTTTAGCTAGTAATTGCATATTAATAGTCATACTTTCTGCCATTTCTCGTGCTTGATTTACTCCTACTTTACTAAGAATTCTACCATCTTGTACATAAAAAGTATTTTTTGTATGACCTAATATTTTCATATTATTATGAGTTGCTGACCTAAAATATTCTAATGTTTCAGGTAAATCTTGTTGCCATTGAGAACCTGAACTATTTTTACCCATCATATAAGGCAGAGTTCTTTCATAGGCATCTCCATTAATTGTAGATAATAATTGTTTAGCTGTTGTATATTTTGTATTAGCATTATCTTGAGATTTAACAGTAGAAAATAAATTATTCATTACACCAAAAGCCTCTGGCTGTTGAGAAATATCAGTTTCTTGGTCTATTTGAGTTTCTAAAACTTCATTAAATAGCAATGAATTTTTAATTACTACATCAGGTCTTTCTTTAAATCCTTTTAAAGTCATACCAGAAGCATTAGGATTAGTAGTTATCATCATATAGTTATTTATTAACATATTTGATTGTTGTTGACTTAAACTAACGTTTAAATTTTTCTTGAAAGCATCAAAGCTAGCAATTAATTCTGATTGTACTTTCATCATTTTAACATTTAATCCTGATTTTTCTTCAAAATTAAATAAAGCTTTTGCGTCTGAAACACTTTGTTGATTATCATAAAAAGTTTTAGAATCGTTACCAAGCATCCTGTTAAAAGTAGTTCCTGTTAACTTATCTAATTCTGTTTTAACATTTTCATAAGCTGCTTTATAAGCATCATCATCACCCATTATAGTAGCAAAGTTAGTTAAACTTGTCCTAGCTGCTATAAGGATTTGGTCTCTAGTTGCTCCTGCATCATTTACACTTATTTCTCCACGACCTAAACGTTTTGAAACATTCTCTAATTCAAGAAATACTGTTCTTAACATACCTGAAGTAGCTTTTGCAGGTCCTCCAAGTAAATCTATATTTTCTCTAACTCGTGCTCTTTTAACTTTATCATTTAAATTATTGTCAGATAAAATCTGAATAGCCCCCTCTCTAAGTCTATCTTCATATAGTTCTTTTGTATAAGTAGCTAAGATAGCTTCTCGAGACATTCCTAAAGTATTTCTTTTTTTCTTATCAGTTAAATACTTTTTAATAGCTGCAAATTCTTTAATTTCCGCATCTTGTTGTACTTTTAATAAAGCAGCATCTCTTTTTAATAAATCTAAAGTGCCTATATTATTTAATGTTTTATTAACTTTAGCTGCAATTTCATCTTGATAAGCAGGATTAGCATTAGCTAAATCTTGAGTATCTTTTAAAATTCTTCTTTCAAATTCATAAGAAGATATAACACCTTGTTCTTTAGCTATTTCATATTTTTGTGTAACAGCATCTAATTTTGCTTGTAGTTCTTCATTCTTTGGGTCAGTTTCTAATTGGTCTTCTAAATTTTCTTTATCTGTTAATAAATTTTGTGTTCCAGTTGTAGAAGAAGTTTCATACTCATTACCAAGTTGTTTTGCTAATCTATCTGCTTGGTCAATTGTTAAACGTTTATCTAAAGCAACAGCACTTTGAACTAAAGTATCTGTCATTTTAGCAGCTGCTCCTAAATTACTAAATTTACCAGGCAAAGCTTGTGGTGTAACATAACTTAATCCTGGATTATTAGGTTTCATTTTAGTTGTATCAAGTTTTACCATTATTTGTTTTCCCTATTGTCATATGCTTCATTTTTTAATCTCATTGCTTTTAACATGCCTTCTACATCTTCTTTCATTCTAGGATATTTATTAGTTAGAATTTTAGCTAATGTAGCAGCTCTTACTATTTGTTCTTGTGAATATACCTCTTGCGACATATTTACATCTTCTGTTAAACTTTCATAAAACTTTTGTACTAAATCTTTATGTTGCAGTTGAATAAGTCTAAACACTTCGTTTTTAAAATCTGTGTGTTCTTTCATACCTACTTTACCATATCTTTTAGTTAAAAAGAATTCGTGAGTTATTAATTGGTCTCGTAAATCTATTAAATCTGGAGTTTTATTACCATTAGATATATATAAAACTTCCATAAAATTCTTTGCTTCTTGTCGTACTGCTTTTGTATTAAAAGAATCTTTTTCTACTTGTCTCCATAATAAAAATTCTTTTGTATTTGGAATACCAAAAGTTTTAGCAAATAATTCTCCACCAGATAAGTTTAATCCTTTTTCTTGTCCTGTTTTAAGATAATCTGCTTGCCAATCATCATATACTAAACCCATATAAACTCTATCAGCTTGTTTCATAAACGGAACCATTTTCTTTGCTGCTGCACCAAAAATTCTAAAACGTTCTTCTGCAGTTAGTGTATTTTTCCATCCACCAAAAGCATCAAAAACTAAAGATAAAGCACTGTTTTCACCAAAAACTGCAGTTTTATAAAAAGATAAAGCAGCAATATGTTCTTGAGGTGTTAAACTACCAGACTCTATATACTCAGCAATTACTTGAAATGCTGCAGAAGCAGGACCAAATGGAGCAGGTCCCATTACACCAAAGGTTTGTCCTACTTCAGCTTCAGAGTTTTCTCCTGTTATCATATAAGCAATATGATTATACAATAAAGACACACCATTTAACTGTCCCATTAATTCTCCAAACTCTCTTGCGTCTTCATCTTCAGAATCTAAGAACATATTTCTTATAAATTCTTGTGCATTAAATATTAATGTACCATAAATAGCCATATCTGCTCCAGCTAAAGCTAGTCTTTGCCTTCCAGTAAATGCAGTTGCTTGTGGGTCAAAATACCTTGTAGACATTTTCTGAGAGAAAGAAGAAAACAAACCAAGTACTCTTAATCCAAAGTTACTTTGCCAACCAAATGCCATAGTATTATTCATACCACCTGCTAATTTATTAGCTTCTAACATTATATTAGCCATATTTTTATCTGACTTCCAGTCTGCTTTAGGATTTTTAGCTCTAAAGTCTTCTAAAGCAACCATAGCAAATAAATCTCTGTTAATAGATTCACCAAACTCAAACCCATATTTACTAGCTAATGCAGAAGTTTTACCTAAATACATCATAGGATTTAATAATCCCATACCACCTTGACTTATATTTTCTAATCCTTGTTTAGATAAAGGATTTAAATTTGTTTTATCTAATTTACCTAATTCAGGAATATTACTCCATCCTATACCATGATTATATACATGGTCTTGTACATTGCTTAATCCTGACTTCCTCATCCATTGGTCTATAAATGTTAATTCTTCAGTAGTATAATTATATTTTTTTCTGTTTTCCCCTTCTGGTGGGTTACCAAACATTTCTAAATCTTTTTGATTATACATAGTGTCAAGAATCTTTTGTATATCTCCTTTACCTTCTCTTAACATCTTTTGATTACTAATTCTAGTACCAATTAATCTAATAGCATTGCCATATAATCTTGCTGCAACATAAGGATTACCTTGTGATATAACTACAATAGGTCCTAAAGAAGCCATAGATTGTAATAATAATTGTTTAACAGGTCTCATTAAAATCCAAAAAGTAGTAACAGGTTTCATAACAGAACCTACTACTGCTCCAGCATTTCTTTGCATATCTGTAGAAAGTTGACTTACTCCTCTAGCGAAGTTTTGTCTTCTTCCTTCTTTAGGAGTATATAACATATTACCTACTTTATTAAGTTGCTCTGCTAACAGAACAGCAATACTAGCAGTTGCTCCTCTTTGTCTACCAAGTTCTAATAGTTTAATTTTATTATGTAATCTAAGAAAATGAGCATGTACTTTTTCTTTTCCTTTAATAGCAATAATTTCTTTTACATCAGGAAAATAATCTTCTTGTCTACCAATACCATTTTCTTCTGAAGGTCTAACAATAACATCTCCAGATGCATTAATAGCTCTAACAAACTCTGCTTTAAGTTGTCCTATACCTACAACATCTAAATACTGTTGATTTGTTGCTTTTATGTTTTCAATTAAAGAAGAATAAGGGTCTGACTCTAGTTCATATTGAATACTAGTTTTTTGTTTATTACTTTTTAATTGATATCTTCTAATTTCATTATCATTTTTAGCACCATTACCATCTAATTCTTGGACAAGAGAACTATAGTAAACGTAGTCAGTACTGCCATCTTCTAGTCTAGCTTCTAAATTTGATTGCTCAACCATAGCTTTAGCTTCTGCTTCTGACTTATACATATGAGTTGATTCACTAAAAGCAATACCATATTTTATAGCTAATTCAGGATTTTTAGTAAAGTCTATAACTTTTCCATTTAATCTAAATCTAGTTTTAATTCTAGCTACTTTATAACCTTCTTTATGCAAGGAAGGAATGTAAGCATCCATTTGTGGAGAAACTACTTTAGGTAATGGTTGAGGTTTAACAGCACCAAAAACACCATAGAAAAACTTATTACCATTTGAATCTGTATAAGCTTCATTTAATTTATATATTTGTTGTCTAGTTTTATCATTTAAATAATGTTTTCCTTCAGTGTCTGTATTTTCACTATGGGTGGCTTCATGTTTTATAACTTTATCATTTATAAAATCATATATTTCCATTGTAAATGTAGCATTAGCATCACTAAGAGCTAGACCTAATTGTACAACTTCATTAGGAGTTAATAACTCACTTGTTAAATCACGGTAAGTAAATGTTTTTAGTTTGCCAAAATCATCTCTTGCTTCAACATAATCAGGTAATAAATGACCAATATGAAAATTAAATGATTGATTAACAGCCATAACTTGATTATTACCTAGAGTATCTGAATAACCAAACTGTTCATTAAATCCTCTTGCTTGTAAATCAGCTCGTAATACTCTTTGTCTAGAATTATCTATTTCATCAACAACTTGTCTATATGTTGTTAGAGCAATAGTAATTTTATTAATTGCCTCTTTTGTTAATCTTCCTCCACCTGTTTTATTAATTTCATTAGGTGTCATTATATTAGGATTTTTACCTGTTTGTATTCTTTCTTGAACAACATCAGGTCTATTCATTTCTAATAATATTTTAGATAATACTTTTTGTTGATTGATAGTTAAATCTTCTTTTACTACTTGATTTAATCTTTCAAAACTAGCTTTAAAAAATGCTTCTTTTGCTAAATCTTGTGAAAACATAGCATGCATAGTAGCTTCATTAAATGCCATATAAGGAGATACAGAATCTTTTTTTGTAGGTTTTCTAAGTAAGTTACCATTTTCATCTAGCTTTACTTTACTTTCAAATAAAGAACTATAAAGGTTAGCTTGAATATCTCTAAAAGATAAAAGATTTAAATTATTTCCTTGAGGATATCTATCAGAAAAAGTTTGTCTCATATTGTTACCACCTTCATATGCATCATATAAAGATTGGTCTCTATTCCATACAATCCTAAACTTACCTGGCTTAGACATTGCTTCTTCATCTTTAGCTAATATTTCTAAATTAGCTTTAGTTAATGTTCTAACTTTACCTGTATCATTTCTATCTACTTCTACAATAGTTACATCATCAAAGACAGTTTTTTTATCAGCTCCAGATAAAGATACAGATTCATCTATAACTATTTTACCATTTGATAATACTTTTCTATTTGGAGTAGGTTGAAGAGATTTGTTTTTTTGAATACTTTTACCAAGAGAAATAAACGCTTTTGCTGCTTCTGTTAAAGTTTCAAAATCTTCTGTAGCATTACGTCTAAAAGTTAAATAACTATGCACACCAGTTGCTGTAGGGTCCATATAAGAAAAGGTCCTAGCAGGAATCATATTTACTGATGTATTATTAATAGTAGCAACTATCTGAGAAACTTCAGAATACCTAGCACCCCCTGCTCTATCTCCTTCAGGAAACATTTGTTGCATAAGATTAAGAGAGCGTAATTTATCACCTACATTTGTTATAGAAATATCTGTTCCATAACCAAGAGTATTTGTTTGAAAGAATTTACTTTGATTATTATTTAAATAAAACAGCATAGACTCTACAGTTAATTCTGGATTAGTCGTATTATTATAAGTAACATCACCTACTTCATTAGTAGTATCTAAGATTGATTCTACAATTAAATCATTTCCTGTTTTTTCATCTGCAGACAAAGTAAATGCTACTGGAGAGTTATGTTGAATTGTAACACTAGGACTAGCTGTAATTTTATCAGCTACTTCTTTATCACTATCTATTTTAGCATTATATCCTTTAGCATTTTTATAAGCTCGTCTAGCACTAAAAGAAGAACCTATACCACCACCTGCAGCTGCTCCTGCCCAACCTGCATCAAAATAAGCATTCCAAGCTTCATCATCATCTAAAGATAAACCTGCTTGTTCTCTTTCAAGAAAAACCTCAAACATTTCTGTAGGTCCTTCTACTAAAGCACCACGTAATACTCCTTTACCTCCTGCAACTGCAGTAGCACCAACTACTCCTCTTTTAGATACCTGTGATGTAAATTTTTTAGTTAGGCTTCCTTTAGGTGCAAACTTAATTAATGTTACAAATTTATCTGCAAGAAAACCAAGAGGAGCACTAATTATTGCATTTTCACGTGCAGATTCTATATCTAAATCTTTAGCATGTTCTCTAACTAATGCTTGTGTATTAACAAAGTTACCAAATTGTTGTACTCCATATGTAGCTACACCAGCAATAAAACCAGTAATAGGAGCTAATGGACCAGATACCATTGCTACACCCATGCCTACTAATAAAGGAATAGCCATTTGTGGTCCAGCTTGAGCTATAGATTCTAAAATAAAACTAGGAACTTGAGTACCTGCTTTAATTAAACCCTGCTCTTCTGCTATTCTTTGTATATCACTAGCAGTTAAAGTAGGTATATTATTCATCTCTTCAGCAGCAGCTTCTGCTTTAGCATTAGCCATTAATTTATCACGTTCATCAACATCTGCCATAGCTAGTTCAAGACCAGCATAAACATCAGTTAAACTTTCAAAACCACCTGTAATAGATGCCCAGAGTGATTCAAAAAATCCATAATCTTCTGCTTGTTTTTTAAATATATTTTTATTATTCCACTCTTCTAAAGCACTATTTACATTTTGTTCTTCTAGTTTTACTTGACTATTTACAATCTCTTGTTCTGTAGGTGGTATTTTTTGTTCTGCTAAACGATTAATAACAAGTTCTTTTGTATATTTATCTTTTAAAGATACAGGTAAATCTGTTTGTTCTACATAGAATGCAAGAGCTTGCATTTTTTCTGTTTTATCTATTTCAGTATCAGTTAGTAAACCAGTTAATTGCATTTGCCTTTCTTCATTTTCTTCTGCTTTAATTTTATTTTGTAAATTTTCTATATAAGCAGATTGTCCTCGTTCTTGATACTCTTTAGTTATATTTAAATAGTTTGATATAATATCTCCACCACCTAATACAGCACCATAATAATTATTATTAGTATCTAATGGTGTAGTTTGTTGAGGTGGTTGATAAGGAGCACCATTATTTACAGTAACATTATTTTCATTATTTTCTAAATTTGGTAAATCTTTAAACATATATTGTCCTAATTAATTTGTGCCAAATATATTTGCTATTTGTGGTGATTGTGTCATTAAATTACCACCCAGTACTGACATATCTGACCACATACCACTTTTACTAGCAGCTGAATTAGCTTGAGAACCATAATTTGCAGACATAGTATTAAGTCTACTTATTTCATTACCATACCCTTCAGCAACATTAACATTACCTATATTAGCAGAAGCTTGTGAACCAAGAGAACCTAAAGCACCAACATAACCTGATGTACCACCTTGTCCTAAAACATTGCCCATACTACCTGATATAGATGCTTGTTGTATTCTAGCTGCTCTTATAGCTGCTAGTCTTTGTCGTTTATTTTGTATTTGATTAAATCTATTTCTTTGAGCATCTGCTGCATTTCTAGCTTCTACTTGTTGTTGTTGATATTTTGATTGTTTACTAGCATATTTTTGAGTTTGTATTTGTCCAACTCCTTGCAAAGCAAGACCACCTAAACTAATAGCAGAACCTAAAGATAAACCTCCTCCTACGGCAGGACCTGCCCACCAAGCAGTGGTACCAAAAGCAGGTGTTGCTGCTCCTCCTGTTGCTGCTATAGCTGCTCCTGCTGCTACGTACGGTGCTATTTTAGTTACTGCTTTAACTGCTCCACCCATATTATATCTCCAATACTGTTAAATAATTTAATAAACCATCTTCTGTAAGTATAATACCGTTTGGTACTGCTTTAGCTCCAAATACTATATTAAACTTTCTTTCTTTCTTTGTTTCACATATACCAAAAACTCTTTTAATATTTCTGTTTCTAAGTTCTTGTTTAACTGTTTCTAATCCTTTTAAATATCTTTTAAACTTATTATGACTCCATGAATGACATTCTATATGCATTATCCATTCATTCATCTCTTTACTAAAAGTAATACCTATAAAGCCATTGTCTGACTCATCATATAACTTTTCCATATTACACAGTTGATAGCATAGTTACTGGATGTCCCCATCCTAATAACTTCATATCCTTACCTGTTTCTGACCTAATATATAAACTTAAACATTTACCTGAACCTCTAAGTTTATTTTTAGTTACTACCATAGTCTCACCACTATCATAAGCATCACTTGCTCCTGATGGTGTATAGTTTCTTAGTATTCTATATGCTTGAAACTCATTACCCCATTTACCATTAGCTGCAGAATTAGACCAACCCCATTGTGCTTGTACTTTACATGATGATTGGTTTTTAAATATTAAGTCACCACTTGATGTCTCAAAACCATCTTCTGTTTTTTGTAAATAAAAGAAGACATAAGGTATTTGTTTTTCTCTCATTATATCACCAAACAGTTCATAACCTGTATAAAGATAACTAGAATAATCTACTCCTGTTGCATCTTTTGTTTTCCAATCTTTAAAATCACTACCATTATATTTAGATAATGTAAAAGAAGTACCATCAATAGTTAACAAACTAAATTGTTCAGTTCTACTTATAGATATATCATCAGTTACTACTACAGTATCTCCTGCAGTAACTATTATTGTTTCTGTCCCAGCAACAAGAGATTCTTCTCTTGTAGCTACAGAGTATCCAGGTATTGGTACATAGTCAGCAACATAAGGTGAGTTTGATGCTAAACTAGATATTTCATTTTTATACCAAGCTTTTAAAGTTAAATCATAAATTAATTCTTTATTATACCTGTTAGGATAATTAGAAACAGAATAATCTGAATCAGTATTATATAAAAATCTAACTCTATTTTCTTTTTCATCATAAATACCTTTAGCAAAATCTTTAGCTACTTCAGGTATTTTAAGATATAAGTCTTGAATAGATGTTAATGATATAGATTCTGCTGCAAATCGTCCTGATGCTGTATCAGGTTTAAGTAAGTAGATACCTGCTTTAGACCAGTAAATAAAGTTACCATTTACATTAACTACAGAGTCTCCATTTGTAATACCATTAGTAGATATTTTACTTGCTTGGAAAGAGGTTGCAATAAACCCTCCAGTATCTCCATAAATCTCCCACACGCCATTTTCTGCAAAAACTAATACTGAGGCTTGAGATGCTATAATTTTAACAACACGAGTAATGTCTGGTATCTGTACAGAACCACCATCTGTATCTATTAAATCATTAATACCTGGGTCTGTTGGGTCAGCTTCTTGATGACACTTACCAAAGTCATCATCTGATTTAATAATTTTACTAAAGAAAATATAACCTGAATAATTAGGAGACCTAATATCAGAATCAGTTACATCTGATTCTACTCCTGAATAAAATAATCGTTGAGCATAAGAAGTAATAGTACTTATATTACCTTCTTCTCTATCAGTAGGTAATCCAGACTTTACATCTGATGCATTCATTCTACCTACACCACGTTCAAAAGCATCAATAATAAAACTACCTTTAGCTATTTGATAATTAGAGAATGAGTTTTTAATTAATGTATCTGCGTCATACTTTTCATAGTCTTCACTAGCTGTATTAGATATTTTACCTAATGTCCAGTTATCTGCATTAGATGGGTACTGCCCTATTTCTGTAAATGTATACTCAATAGCATCAGCACCAGAAGTTGTAACAATATTTTTATTCCAACCTTGATTACGTAAGTTATATTTATGTTTGAGAGTTAATGAAGTAGGTCTAGTATCAAGAAACAAATCATCATTTACACCATATATATCTCTTATTTCTAGTTGAATCGTTGATTGAGTTATAGCTCCTGTAGATTTATTATATGTTAATAAAACAGGTCGAGGTAAATCTTTAGAAACTATAACACATTTATTATTAATAACAGAAGTTTCTATTTTATTATTACTTAATCCTGATAAAGTAATTGGATTTCCACTGTTCTTAAAATTAGCAGAAGGATTATTTGTTAATAAATTTATAAACCATATCTTATCTTTAATACGAACAAGACCTAATGATACTGATGTATCTCCTCCAGGACTATCCCATACATTAAATGATTGCTTACCTTCTTTAATATCTGTAGCAGTTAAACCTGTAGATTTTAAAGCATAAGAAGACTCATAGTCGACACCTAATCTTCTAGCCCTAGAACCATCACGGTTAAGGACGAAATTAGCTTCATCTACAGATGCATTGTCAGGGAATGTTAACTGATTAGCTTCAGTTATTAATCCTTTAACAAACGACCTATAGGCTGCTTCCGCTTTCTTTGCCATTAACTTCCTCTTTTAATTTGTTTTTAGCTAATCTTTTTTCTGTTTTAGCTTTAGCTTTTATTCTTCCATCTACTTCTGGTTTAGGTATATTCCTACCTAAGTAACTAGCTATTGCTACATCCATAAAGACTAATGATGTATATACTCCTGATATCTCTTGTGGGACTTCTCCACCCTCACTCCATTGAAATATGTAGTGTCCACTATTAGGTTTATTTATTGCTTGTAGTTCCATCTTACCGTGTGTTTTATAACTCTTAATAACATTGGTCATGTCTATATCCTTATTTTACGTTTCTTCCTCTAAGTGTTCCTGATTTTCTCATTCCACCCATACTTGTCATTGTTGGTCCAGCTCTAAATCTTTTTTTCTTTTCTTCTTGTTTAGGAGCTGTTACTTTTGCAGGTGATTTTAATTTACCTTGTTTATTTTTTTGCATACCACCATATTTAGTATCTTCAGTAATTTGTCTTACATCACCATACTCACCTGTAGGTGAACTTTTAGATAAACTTTTAGAATTATACTTAGGATAATCTTCACCTACTTTACTAGGTTTATATAAACCTTTAACACCCTTAGTAATATTACCTGGTTTAACTTTTAGTTTAGATTTTTTAATCAGACTTTTATGAATACTAGAATTAAATCCAGAGTAATCTGTTCCAGGAGAACCCTTCCCTTGTCTCTTTTTTGACCTTGGTTTCTTTGATAAAGGGTTTTTTGAAACGTCTTCATCTTTTAAATTTTTTAAATCTGCAGGGAAAGGACCTGTATATGTTTTAGTCAAATAAGGTTTAATTTTATTACCTATCTGACGAAGCTCTTTTCCTAGTTGTTTATTTTGTTTTTTAAAATTAGTTATAAAATCTACCACTATGCTCTTCTCCTTTTTTTTGTTTTAAGTTTTGCTTGTTTAACTGTTTTAAAACCAGTTACTTGTGATTTAAGGTTAAGACTCGTAAACGTATTAATTTGACTAGCCTTTCTTGTAGACAACTTTAAAGCTGCCGCTGTTTTAACTTTCTTGACTTTTTTTCCATACTGTTCTTTATGTATAAATGATTTAGTATTCTGTGTAGTAAAAGTCAATATTTGTTACTCCTTGTTTTATTAGTAGAGTGTCTACCATAGTTAGGATATGATATACCTTTAGCAATCCTCCAAGCATCTTGACTCATTCTACGTCTTTGTGTTATAGATATCTGTTCTGCTTTTTGATTAGCCATCTGTTTTAATGTTAAGAAACAAGCAGATTTAGCTTCATTAAGTAAGTATGTAAACATCTGTACTGGTAAGTCTGGAGTAAATGTATCTGACATTGTAAATGCTACTGACCTTTTACCATGACATTGTGTCTTACTTTTTTGTAATGTTGTATCTACTGTAGCTAAATAAGAATCAAATACTACATGCTCATCATCAAAAGATGTAAAGAACTGTGGACAT